GCTGAAGTGGACTACCCCAGGGCCAAAAGTACGGCTTCTAGGGATGGTACGTCTCACCACTCGACTGACCATATCCCGAATAACTTGGCACACGTGCCACATACCTCTTATATAAAAGAGGTCTGCGGTCGCATTCCAAGACATCACGGTGTCTGGTCCCCAGTTGCGTGAGATGTCATGCGGTATCTGTCGAGCGTAAACGGGATTAACCGCTACGCCTTTATAGAAATCCGCACCGCAAGATTCCCGAAAGAAACCTTTCTTAAAGGACTTGCTGACATTAACCTTAAGAGCATAGCTCTCGAGGTATCTCACGACGACGTCCGCGTATTCTACAGGGACAATAATGTCGTCCCCATAGATATCGATCATGGCAGAATATCGCCTAATCGATGAACTACTCGGGCGCCTTCCGTCAAGTTGGTGCATTGCTGCCTGAACAAGGGTGTAAAACACCATTGCCTCCACGGGAAAGCATAAAGCTGATCCCATCGAAGCATACTTGCTCAGCACAACGTTCCTTCCGTCTGGAAGAGTGGCATGTAACGAACGAGCATCCTCGAGGTATTCGAGAAGCCCTGAGGTCTTGAAGATTCTCTGAACAAGGTGCAAATGCACTCTGTCTGAGGCGTCTTTCAGGTCCAGCGTAGCTGTTCGTCTATCGATACTGCCACTGTGTGCGCGTTTCTGATTAACGTCTTGCCGCGCGAAGCGGATAGAACGTTTTGTCAGGCTATGAGTCTCCAGCACTTTATACACGTAGTCCTTAACAGACTGCTGTATATATTGCACATGGGAAGGCTCAATAGCAATAACGCGAGGCGTCGTCTGCGTCTTTGGCACAAAGACTACCCTGACGGACTGTTCGTCCTTAATGTCAAGGTATTCTAAGGCTGGAGTCACAGACTGACTTATCCCCATACCATATCCGAACTGACTGGCGAACCCGTAATTAGGGTAAGCGTGCAGGTCGGAGGGGAATAAGTGCTCTGAACGCTGGTTCCATCTGCGGAGTTGGTGTCTCTCGTTTGAGAGCAACCTATCTGCAGTGACCCCAGGCCCATGATGACAAACAAGATCGACAGGATCAATCTCAGGAAAAACCTGAGACCATAAGATCCCCGATATCTTATCAAGGAGAATATCCTTTCTCTCAACATGAGAGGTCATCTGTCGGAGCTCGCCTTCTACGTCGACGAAATGCTGAATCGCTGCCCTATTTCGTTTGGGTGCGCATTCAATCTTAAGCTTCTTAAAGAAGCGGCAGATTTGCCTGATATAGAAAACTACATCAGGATTAGCGTCGTCGCGTAGTTCACCACTCAAGGTGAACACCCGGTTGAAGAAACCTCCCATAAAACGGGGGAGACTTCCGTGCCGACTAAAAGATGTCGGACACGAGAACCGGCCCTCCTCTAGTCCTCTTTCGAGGGCATCAGAGAGGGAAGGGAGAGTTATCGTCAAAAACGATAACCCTTCATGTTCACAACGACGTCGAACACGTTCGACGTCGCGTTCTACGGACAAGTCTAGGTCCCGTTCTGCTTGATGCAGTAGGGCCTCGACGAGCATGGTCGGTCTTTTCACTGTAACCTCCATTTCTATGGGGGAAACAGGACCGTCTAGGCTGCTCCACAACAGTGGAAGTTACCTCGCAATGTCAGCCGAATTTGGCTGACGCTTCGATTTACGCCGAAGCTTGCGGAAAAGTCTCTGTAGAAAGAAGAACGCCAGGTTTTTAATAGAATCCTGAACGCCCTTCTCCATCAGAACTCTCCACCGAGCACCTTGGTGTAATTGCCCGAAGACAACCACGTCTTTAGTGCATCGATGAGGTAACCGATCTCAAGATCCGAATAAACGCCAGATTTTGGTTCGTCAATGACGAAGTAAACGCTGACGCCCAGGTCCTTGTTAAGGCCTGAGATAGGATCAGCCGCAATTTTATGTTGCGACAAGCGGACTTCTCGCCTAAACCGCGAAGCTGTAATATTCTGCTTCGTGGTCATCGACGAGACACCATCGGCGGACGTATACACGTTCTGCGTAGGACCAATACTGGTCCGCGGCAAAGACGTGGCTACACCGTTAATGGTGACGCTTTGAGGATCTGCAAGCACTAGAAGCTCCTTACTTTTACACTTTCATTCACATGCAACCCGCATGCTGGGTGGTAGTGACTATAGTTTGGAGATGCCTAGTGCCCCAAGTATAGACCACTGTACGGCACTTAACTCGTTAGGGTTAGTGCCAAAACCGAAAGGATCGCCCTTGAGCCGGGTCTTTGTAGTCCCGGTTCTCGTAGCGGTAACGGAGGTAGGATACCACACGCCGGAAAGGCCTTGGAAACTCATGTAATCATCAATGGTTACAATTGTGTCCTTTTGCCTCATGACGTAGAAGTAATCCGCGGCTAACTTATCGGCTACACCAGCATCAAGGTTGTCAATGACATCCCCAAGGTTGGTAAACCAATCCGTCAGCCAACTCCATGGAATAGCGTTGTAGATCACCGATGGTGTAGGGTTTAGGCCGTAAAGGCCACCATACATCTTGGCTTTCCACTCGATATCCCGTGGCCCTTCAGGTAGCCAGTAGCGATAACGGGCAGCTGCCCATATATGCTCCTTAACTACCGTCGTAACCTTCCGAAACGGCATGCCACTCCGTCGATAAAACTGAGTGACAAACCCTGGCTGTATACTACCAAAATTACCGGTAGTAATTACAGGATCGGAAGTAGTGCTAGCAAGGTCAACCTTGCGTCGCACGGCCTTACCGTTATCTCGTAAGAGCTGTCTTAGTCGTTTCTGAGCTGTGACCTGAAAATTCACAGTCTTTCGGATATCAGACAGCAGAGGCTTCCAACCAAAGCGTAGAGCAAGCCAGTAATTGGCAATGTTCTTTAAGCCAGAGTCGGAAAGCTTCTGTTTCAGCATTCCTGGTAATTCCCTTAACTCATAAATAGAGTTAAGACCAGAGAATATAGGCTGAGTAGGCTTCATCTTACTATAGGCAGAGGCTCCATAGTCAGAGGCGTCAGGAATGACGCTTGGCTGTGAACCTCCAATCCACTCCCCACACACAGAACCTGTGTAGTGATGGGTGTGGTAGGCTCCTTGGCCACATATCGTCTCGGGTAAATGGACAAGTGGGGCTTCGTATGTCGATTTTGACAAACGAAACTCACCGCCCACATCCGGTACGCCATGTAGATCAGGATAGCCATAATGCCCTTCCTTACCATCGAGCATAGTCGCATCGACCGCATAAGTAATGCCGTCTTTGACGTCTACAGACCCGGTGTCCGTTCTCGTGTAGACCCCTAGGGGCTCACGGATCGTTTGTAAGGAACTTTTGGGTGCCATCGATAACGTCCTTTCGTTATTTGGAGTGTCCCGTAGAACGTGGGGAGGCCTTTAGGGGCC